AGTTTTGTAGCGAGTTATGACTCAACGCCACATAAAAAAATCTTTGAGATTCTTTAACTCGATACTCCTATCATTACCAAGTTCATTCTTATATTCGATCTTATGATACAGCTTCGGCATCTTCTCAAAGAATTCACGAATCTTTTCGAAAGAATTGACCGGTAGTTGATCCAGAAATTCTTCAAGTTCTTTGTCACTGTATTCAGAAGCAGGATAGATTTCTTCTTCTGTCAAGATCGTATCGATACAGTTAATAATAAAGAAAGTCATGAGATCGACTTCATTGTCAAACTGCGTAATCTTATCGGTGATGCTCGCACTCGGATATTTCATGATCATCGAAACATTATCAGAGAGTTTAATAGTCGAATCGACGCCTTCTGGCATTTCGACTTCAACCGTATCAAGATTCAGTTCGAAGTCATAAACCTTGTCGTCTTCGTTATCACGATAAGATAGCTTGACAATGTTGTTGACTGACTTTGCGCGAAGCTTTAAGAACAAATATTCAAGATCAAAAGTTGTAAGCTTATCGGCATCAAAATCTTCGTCTTGCACGCACAGTCTTAAGATCTGTTTGATGGCTCTGATTACATCAGTATCTTCTCCACCTTGCTGAGAGATCAGTAAGATCTTTTCTTCTTTCACCAAGAACGGTCGAAAGAGGATCTTTTTGCCCGAAGAGGGCACAGTCACATCAAAGAGTGGTTGATCGATTTTTGGTAAAGGCATTATATATTCTCCTAGATTTAAAATTATGCATTTGTAAGTGGTTGTCCAAAGATATCACGTGACGTAGGAATTCCAACATCTGTTACGATGGCTTTTTGAAATGTGGCTGGTGGAAGCGGAGGAGGCGAACCTCTCGTTCTAGCTCCATCGCCGATTGTAATAGTTTCCTTAGTTAAATCTGTAAGCGAACCGACTGTGACTAGCGGATCCAAACCGCGAGTCGACGATAAGAAAGTTTTGAGTTCGGCATCGGTCATTTTCGGACCATTTACAAGAGCGTTTTGAAAATCGACAGAAGAACCAAACGCGCCGCCTTGTTTATCTTTTGCTGGGCTTTGTTTAATTCTAAAATCGGTAAAAGAAAAAGTGATGTTTAATTTCATCAACGTGTTTTCTTCGCTCCATGACATATTCATGCTTTGAATGCCAGTAGGAAACGCATCATATATATTGTATTCCATGACATTGTTTTGAGATCTGTCATATACGAATACGTTTATTGAGCTACATGCATAAGTATCTTTATATGCGATATCATATGGTCGGCGGCCGCCGGCAAGAACATTATTTATATTCGCGCCACCAAAAGAGTCGCGATTAACAATCTTATTCAACCACTCTTCAAAAAATTGTACGACAAATGCATTTTTATCAACGATAAATTGCAGAGTAAAGTCTCCGACATTTACGCCGTATGCTACGTTTTCAACCGGACCGAATCCGTATCTTCGAATGTTTTGTTCTTGCAATAGATTAATCGAAGGAAGAACAACGTTATCACATCTCATCGTAAGAATCGAATCGAGATTTCCAGCATCTACTGGAAACTTTTGTATTGCCCATGGCATCGGAGAAAAAACTACTAAGAAGCTGTGTGTAGGTAGTACACTGTCGGCCCCAGAAACTTCAGCTCTAAATCTTCCAATATTAAAGCTTTGGCCTTGACGTCTATTATTAGAAAACGCTTCATTGCTGGTGCTGGCTTTCAATACACCAGTATTACTGCCTTTGGCATCTCTTTCGTATAATTCCAGATTAGTGTTGACACCTTCACCCTTTAAGCGATCTTCAATTACTGCCTTTGGCAAAGGAGTTAGTGGTCCTCCTCCGGCTGCAGCTCCTGCGCCTGCGGTTCCAGCAGGACTCTTATTTACTTCTTGGTCTGGAGATAAATTAGGTAAAACGTTAGTATTAGTGTTTATAGAACCAAGTTTACGTGTTTGAATAAAACCTCGAGCAGCTTCATCTGTAATTCGCTGCGGAGGATTTACGCCGTCATTAAGTTCAAAGAATCCGACAGTTTTTCCTCCGCCGGCACCACGAGTAGCGATATATCTTACCTGAGGATTTTCAGGACTGACAGGAGCCGTCTTGCTTTTACCAAAAATTGTGCCGCTTTGTATTTGCTGCGGAGCCTTTGTAGTAAAATCAAATTCTTCGTTACTTCCTGACATTACTTAGTAACTCCTAGCATTCTTTTCGTGTCCATCCAAACTTGGTTCTTTCTTGCTTTGACGAAACGTTCTGTTGGTAAAAAGAGCGCGATATCCCATTCTGATGGATAAACGTACATAAACTTTGATTGCACGTGAGAAGTCAAGTAATGTTTAATGCATGGAGCATACCATCTTAGCTTTGCTGCTTGTGTCATGAGATCATAAGTCAATTTAAGCCAACTTCGCTCTGAGTTGCAACGGCAAGTAGTGTAAGTTGAGCCCCATAAATCCGCCTTTGACCTTCTTATATGGAAAGATCAGAGGAAATCTGTCGTAGTATGGTAACTCTTCTTTATGTTTCGGATCATAGTAGAACATGTACATTGATCCGAGCAGAGGCTGAGTAGTCATACGACTTACGTCGCCTTTCATCATCTCACGCTCATTGATACGGTTCATTTTGCCAGCAGTATCTCTGAACCACTCACGTGCAGAGTTCGTCCGCGCAGGAATCTGTCCTGAACGAACACCTTGTGTGATGATAGTATCAAATACAATTGCCATTAAAACTTAATTCCTAATTCTTTTTCGGTCAGTATATCGAACTTCCAACCGCGATCATTACAAAATACTGCTGCAGCCTTCCATTTGGCTTCATTGACGCCCCATGTCATGACTTCATTAATATAACGCTTATTAGGCTTATTTATCACCACTGGAGGCCGCGTCTGCGCATGAGGTTTTATTTCAACCACCACTGTGTCGATCTTGCCTTCTGGCGTTTTCTTCTTGACAATGAAGTCTGGAAAGTATCGATGTACTCGATTGTCAATAGGAGAGCGATACGGGATGACGAGTTCTTCACTTCCCCATTGCACGACATTAGGATGAGAATCTAAGTACATCATGAACTTTAATTCCCACCGACTACGATATACGATATTGTTCGAATCTCCGATATACTTCTTTGTATTCTTTGGTCGAAACTTTCCCTGATAAGCCATGATTCTATTTATAAATAAGCTGATAGCCTTTTAATTTGAGAGATAACATGGCACTTGTTAGAGTAAATATCGACAGTTTCAAGAAAGATGTCGGCGGACTTGCAAACAGACTCGTAAATAATATTACTAATAAACTCGAAGACAAACTCGAGAATGCAGTAGAAGATCTTTTCGCCAAAGCATTAAAGAAGGTAGGATTTTCTGATAGAATTGCTGCTGAGCTTTCTGCAAGATTTGGTGATGCTCTGACTGTTGGTCTCGAAGACAAGTATTTCCAAACCTTTACAAGTGAAATGAAGCGTGCTTCGTGCGCAGACATTCGTAATAACTTTAATCCTCAGAATGGCAATCTTATAGGCGCTTCTGCTTTTGCTGAAACATATGTTGATGCTATTCAGCGTGCATCGAATAAAATTGGTTTCGGCGATTTGCCTTCAATGCAGTTTCCTGATCATATCAGTGAAAAATATTATATGGCATTTAAGTTTAAGCGCTATGAACGACCTTCTCCTCATACGCAGTCTGAACTTAAGTTTGTGCAAGCGTTTGCTCTTCCTTTACCAAAAGGACTAAGAGAAACTTTTGATATTAACGTTGCTGAAGGGGCTCAAGGCTTAAAGGGAGGAATTGCAGACGTTGCGCAATTAGGACTTTCTGGAGGATTGACCGCCCAGGGCGCGACCAACGCCGCGCTAGCGCTTGCTTATGGTGCAATGGTTCAGGCAACAGGAGATATTGGCAGTGCTGTAGCACAGGGAATTGGGGCTGTTCCAAATCCTCATGTTCAAGCACTATTTAGCGGAGTTCCTCTTCGCAGGCATCGATTCGAATGGACTTTTTCTCCTCGAAATGCGAATGAAAGTCAACAGTTGATGAATCTGCTGAAAGCAATGAAAGCTTATTCTTTGCCATCATACAGTAGCTTAGGTACTGTGGCTCTCGCTTATCCATTCTTATGCCAGCCAGAAATAAAAATTAATGACTCTGCACAGTTAATCAAATTTCAGCCATGTTTAATTGAATCAATTGAACTGAACTACTCTCCGCAAGGGATTCCTGCATTCTTCGAAGGTACGAGTCATCCTGCATTTATCGAATGTTCAATCAGTATGCTTGAAACTCAAATTCAAACATCTCGTGACTATGGCAGAGAA